TAATGACCTGAAGCTCATTGTGTACCTTGCCAAGCATAAACATATTTCGCCGTTTGGACATTGCTTCGCTACCTTTCACGTTAAGGCCCCAGTGTTTGTAGCGCGTCAGTTAGTAAAGCATAAATTCCTTCGGTGGAATGAGATTAGTAGACGCTATGTAGATGATCCCCCAACCTTCTACTCACCGGATTCATGGCGATCCCGTAGTGAGGATAAGAAGCAAGGTAGTGGTGACGCTATTGATGTGGATCTACAAACAGACATTGCTGACTTTAACAAACAGTGTGCGGATTACTACCACCACCTACTGGCCGAGGGCGTAGCCCCTGAACAAGCCCGTATGGTTCTTCCGCAGTCAATGTACACAGAGTGGTATTGGAGCGGCAGTATGGATGCCTTTGCGTCCATGTGTCGATTACGTTGTGCACCAGATACTCAATACGAAACACGTCTGGTTGCCGACCAAATCTCGTCAATCATGCTGGACAAGTTCCCGGTGTCTTGGCGGGCCCTGAAGGAAGCAGAATAATGTACTGGTTAATAGGCGTCATGTTGTTGAACTCTCAGTTGTACATAACCAAAATAGCTGAGATGCCGACCCATGACTTATGTATTGCCGCGATGAGAGAAGCCGAAATTGTAGTGCAAGCTGAAAACAAACAGCTTGTATGCATTAAGGACGAGCGTGGCATTATGACGTTTGAGGAGCATAAAAATGCAATACCAAAGCAGGGACTTCCCGAGCTTCGAGGCTTGGACGGAATTCAAAGAATGCGAATGGTGTGGGCGATCAACTCACGGCAAGACGTATTACGATGACCCCGGAACTATTTATTGCACATCGTGCCACGCCCCCCTTGAAGGGAACGGCAAGGACGTTCTTAAAGACGATGTTGATAAATATTGTGGGAATAGTTAGTGTCACAAGGCCGAAACTTCCACTTTCTTCAACCCCACTTAACTGGGGCATGGGAAATGGAATGCTTTCAGAGTGTTGGTTGCGGGAGTAGGATTTGAACCTACGACCTTCAGGTTATGCACTTTCCTAGCAAATTCAATATGTTGTGTTGTTTTTGCGTGGAAAGGCCCATAACAAGTGTCACAATTAGTGTTGACGGATTGCACTTTCGGGTGTATAAAGGCGAGGCCGCCGACAGGGGGCCGAGCTTATCGGGGTAGATCATGTATTCAAGGGCGGAACAGTATAGCGTAATAGAAAAGATCAGATGCAAAGAGGGAGAGACTAAACGAGTAGACTGCATATTCTGTGGGGGTAAGTACACTCTTACCGTATCCAAGAAAGAAGGTTCACTTGTTTGGAACTGCTACAAAGCATCGTGTGGGGCCAGAGGTGCTAAACGCATCGGCTACAGTCTTAACGCAATCAAAACTAAATTTGATAAATCTTGTTCCGGGTGCTCTTCGACCTGTACGGAAAAGCGTACGTTATCACTTCCAAGTGTTAATTCTTCAGTAGATAATCACACAGATGTTATAAACTATCTTCGTAATAACAATTGTTATAACGCCTATGAAGATAAAGTTGTAGACATTAGTTATGATCCTGCTAATGATAGAGTTCTGTTCTGGATGAATAATAATGAAGGCGCAGTAGGACGAGCACTAAATAAGAATACTAAACCTAAATGGCTATCGTACGGAAATGTATCCGGTGTTTTAGCTATAGGTAATAAACCCACCGCTATTGTTGTTGAAGATGCCGCCAGCGCGTGTGCTGTATATGCTACAGGTGTATACACTGGTGTGGCGTTACTTGGCACCAATGTGTCGCCTTTACAACGTATTCAACTAAGCCACTATCAAAACTTAATTATATGTCTTGACAAAGACGCAAGTAAAAAGGCTATAAAGATTAGTAGAAGTTTGAGTGGTATTGTTAATACAACCGTTTGCTTTATTCGCGATGACTTCAAATATATGAACCCAATTAGCATAAGGGAGATAATAGATGAAGGTGCGAGGGTTGGTGGTCATAGATTATGATTGCCCGGAAGGGTTTATTCAGGCCGCTGAAGAACAAAAAAAATTGCAAGACGCGATAGACGCGTTATGCAGAGGCAACCCAAGAGTGCTACACCACGAAGTGGATATCCGTGAACGAAGAGGTGATCAAAAGCCCGACATCAAGAAGATGAAGTTACGGATTAGCTAATTTAGCTATTTTATCAGGCAAGACCTATCGAAGTAAGAAAGAGGCCCTGACGCAAGTCGGGGTTTTTTTGTGCTCAAATTTATGTTGCTAGTGACACTTATTAGTGTATACTTAGTGTCGTTACGAGGCACTAATAAGAGCAAATTATGGAACTAAAGATCTTGAAGGGTCTGCTCTCGGCAGACTTTTTTTCGTCCAACAAAAGCAATCTGAGCCCCAGATTGTTTGAAGAAGAAGTAAAGGACATCTACAACTGTATCGCTGAGGGGCACGACAAGTACGAGAACGATCTAAGCACAGACGATGTGCTAGCGATCTGGGAGAAGAACAACCCTGTTGCTACCCGTACTGAACGCGATACCATATCTGATTTAATCAAACGCATTGAAAACGAAGAGCCACTACATCAAGGTGTAGCACAAGACTTACTCAAAGAATTATGGAAACGTTATGTAGGTCATAAGATAGCTAACTTAGGTATTGAACTCACTGAGGGCGTACCTGATGCTATGACGCGTTTGACCAGTCTACTGGACAATGTTCGTGAAGGCGTAATGCCTAACGATTTTGGTGACACAACAACCAAAGACATTGAGGAACTTCTAAGACTGACATCCAACGACGCCCGTTGGAAATTCAACATACAAACACTATCACGCAACGTTTACGGAGTCGGCCCGGCCGAATTCGCAACGATCTTTGCGCTACCTGAAACAGGTAAATCAGCCTTCGCAATCTCTATCACTTGTGGCCCCGGCGGCTTCTGTGAACAGGGTGCGAAGGTTTTGTATTTGGGGAACGAGGAAGAGACAAAGCGTACAATGCTCCGGGCTATGCAAGCTTGGGGTGGTATGACGCGTGAGGAGATAGTCGCTGATCCTAGATCCGCTAGGCAAAGGTTCACTGCAATCGAAGACCGTCTTGAGATGAAAGACATCCAAGAGTGGGATCTACAAAAGATTGAGGCGTACGTCGAGCATATGAAAGCTGACGTTGTTATCATCGACCAAGGCGACAAGGTTCATATCAATGGTCAATTCTCAGCATCGCATGAGCGTTTAAGAGAACTGTATAGGTCATTGCGCGAGTTAGCCAAACGTCAGCAATGTGCTGTCATCACCGTATCCCAAGCATCCAATGAAGCCCGTGGCCGCACCCGGTTATCCGGCTTTGATATGGAAGGCTCAAAGATTGGTAAGATGGCTGAACTGGATCTGTGTATTGGCATAGGCAAACATGAGGCTGGGGATGTGGATGATACTGATCCCGACAACACCCGTTACCTCACCGTGTCCAAGAACAAACTATCCGGTTGGCATGGAACAGTGATCTGCAACATCCAACCACAAATTTCTCGTTATGTTGAGTAAATTGTCAATGAAAGTAAGACTGACTAGGCAGGACAGCCATACGTCCGAAATTATGGGGGCCGATACAGTCGCGCTCTGTAAGATGCAAGGGTTTAACCCGCGTCTAGAAAACGAACGACAATCAAGGGAAGAGGCTAACGCGTTCGGCTATAAAGCTGAGTTTGCTGTTGCTCGTCTGTTTAATGCAGAGCCCCCGGTGATCAATGTTCTTTCAGACGGCGGTGTTGATCTCTGGCTTGATGGAATTCCAGTAGATGTAAAATTCACGAACGAAGAGTTCGGGCCTCTCATCTTTGACACGATGCAGAAGTTCCGTGCTGAAATCGCCATTCTGGTTGGCCGTACAGATGACGAGGACGTGATGTCGGTAAACGGCTGGGTCACACGAAAAGTGTTCAAGGAGCAAGCTCAGAAGCATGACTTCGGGTATGGGGAACGCTTGTTCATGTTCGCCACAGATATGCAACCAATAGAAACATTGTGGCGGTTTCTAGCAGAAAAGAAATGGGGAGTAGAATGAGGGTGATTGTATTTGACTTGGAAACAACTGTTCAACGAGAGAACGGGGTTATTGATAACAGCCCGTTCCATCCAAAGAACAGGATGGTCAGTGCACACTGGTTAATGATCGAAGACGGTGTAATAGGTACACCACAAACTCGTGTGTTTTATCATAATGAAATCGAAAGATCCGATAGCCCGGATGACTTTATAGAAGCACTGAAGTCCGCCGACCTTGGCGTGGCCCACAATGCAAAATTCGATTTGCTTTACCTTTTTGAATCTGCATTACCTATCCCACCTAAGATGTACTGCACCATGATTGGTGAATATATTTTTGCTCGGGCGCAACAATTGAGTAAGTCGCTAAAGGCTACAGCCGAGCGTAGGAATGTAACGCGTAAGAAATCAGAACTGGTAGATGATTTATTCAAAAGCGGCGTAGGCTTTGAGGCCATGCCTCTTGATACAGTGATTGAGTATGCTGAGGCAGACGTGCAGTCCTGTGCTGAGATCTATTTAGATCAACAAGAAGACCTATTAAAGGGGTCAAATAAAGGTCTTAAACCAGTCTTTGAACTGATGAACGAAATGATGATGTTCTTATGCGAGATTGAGCGTAATGGCATCAGAATTGATATGGATGCTCTTAATAAGGTTGAGAAAGATTTTCTTGAAGAAAAGGAAACTATCGAAAAGAACCTAAGAGACATTGTTCAGTCCGTGATGGGTGATACCCCTATCAACCTGAACAGTGGGCAGGACATGACCAAGGTTGTGTATAGCCGCTATGTTAAAGATAAGGAATACCACAAGCGGGCGTTTAATATTGGTGTCGGCTGGAATGGTAAGCCTCTGTACCCACCGCGTATGAGTGCGTCACAGTTTGCTAACACGGTTCGTAAATCTACACGCCGAGTAATGAAGACTGTTGCGTATCACTGCGATGCTTGCGCTGGGAAAGGCAAGATCCAGAAATACAAAAAGGATGGTACGCCTTGGATTAATTTAACGAAATGCCAGCCATGTGACGGACAAGGTTTCACGCTCATGGAAACTGGTCAGGTGGCTGGTCTAAAACTTGTACCAGAAGGGCCTAACGATGCTTCTATCAATGGCTTCAAAACTGACAAGACAACAATAGAACGTTTGATTGCTCAGGCGGAGAGTAAGGATAACCTTGAGGCTATTCAATTTCTGACAGGCATCCGTAGGCTAAACGCTATCAATACCTACCTAGATAGTTTCGTCACTGGCATCAAAACATATACGCGGCCGGATGGAATACTTCACGCGCAATTTAATCAGACAACTACTAGAACTGGCCGACTGAGTTCCAGTAACCCGAATTTCCAGAACCAACCCCGTGGTGGTACCTTCCCAGTTCGCCGTTGTGTTGTCTCCCGGTTTGAGGGTGGCGAGGTTCTAGAAGCCGACTTTTCAGGACTTGAATTCCGGGTTGCCGGGGAATTGTCTCGTGACCCACAGATCATTGAAGATATCTTGGGCGGCAAGGATGTGCATAAACAGACTGCATCCATTATCAATCAAATAAAACCTGAAGAGGTTACTAAAGATCTTAGACAGAAGGCTAAGGCGTATACATTTGCTCCGCTCTACGGCGGCATGGGTATGTCAGAGCCCCCTCATGTCCAAGCGTACTTCAAAGAGTATTTTAATATTTATCAGGGTTTGAAGCGTTGGCATCAGACTTTGATGGATGGCGTGTTAAGAGATGGAATTGTTCGGATACCTTCCGGGCGTGAGTTCTATTTCCCAGACGCCAAGCGGTTGCGTGGTGGCCGTATAACTAATGCTACGGCAGTAGTTAACTACCCTGTGCAATCGTTCGCGACAGCGGACATTGTTCCGTTGTCATGTGTTCGCGCTCTGCGTGAATTTAACAAGCTCAATCTCCAAAGCAAATTGATGCTTACGGTACACGATTCAATCGTTGTGGATGTGTTTCCCGGGGAAAAAGAAAAGGTAGTGAATGCCCTGAAATGGGCCATGAGCGAAGTTTCTGAAGAGCTTGAAACTAGGTTCAATTACAAACCTGTGCTCCCTCTAGACATAGAGATGGAAGCGGGTGCGAATTGGATGGATAAAGCCGTAGTTAGTGTTGACCAATGACACTAATAAGGGTAAATTGTAAACCTTACTAAGGAGAAAAATATGGGCGAAGTAGCCATTATCGACAAAGCTGAAGAGCATAAACTTGCCGCACTCCTCGGGGCTAATGACAAGCCTCAAGCGAGTGCAGACCGCCTTCCAATGCTGAAGGTAAACACAATGCGTAAGGACGCACAGGGCCGTAAGATTGAACAAGGTTTGTTTTATCTTAACGGAATGGATGAACCCGTTTACGCTGAGAAGGTACGCATCCGCGTATTGTCGCAATTGTTCCAGTGGATTCACTATGATCCAGAAGAGAACAAGGTAGTAAACAAAACCCTACTTATCCCGAACTTCCGTTGTGAAGCGCGTGATATGAAGGGTGGCGAACGTTGTGGAAAACCACCTTCTAAAGTTCTTCGAGAAATGCCTAAAGAGGAACAAAAGAAGTACACGGACATCAAGTGCTTCCGTCAATTACGAGTACTTACTTCTTACAAAGGTAAGGACGCTGACGGAAATGAGGTGACTGTAGAGAACGAACCTGCTATAATGTTGTTGAAGGGATCGAACTTTTCTCCGTTTGAAGATGAGTTCATTAAGTCTCTTCCAAAGGGCGCGAATTTCTACGATTACTGGTCTGATGTAACGGCAGAAGAACTACAAAATGGTTCTGTTGTTTATTACGTCATGCACTTTAAGCCCGATCTAAAACGCATTCTTCCAATCGACCAAGATACATTCGACACCATGACGCACATGGCTGGAATGATCAAACGCGAGAACGAAGTAATTGAGCGTTCTTACCAGAAAGCCCTGCGTGATGGGCAACTGGATAGTGATGCTATCGATGCAGTATCGGAAGTAATTGATAACGACGATCTGTCCGCAGATCTCGAAGACGATCAATAACTCTAGGAACCAAGGGGGGCTTCGTGCCCCTCTTTTTTCCCTCTAAGAAACTGGAGTTATTATGTCGATATCAACACTAGAAGCACAATTACGCATGACCTTGGATAAGTTATCCAACGGCCAATCTGTCGAATGTAAAGACGAATGGATTGAAGCCGCTGGTGAGATGTTCAAGGATGGATTGCGTAAGCAGTTAAATCGCAAGGAAGAACCCTTTCGCTTGCGTATGAGCAACATAGGCCGACCCGTCTGCCAACTCCAAATGGAAAAAGCAGGTAAGGAGAAGTCTAAGTTACCGTATAATCACATTGTTAGGATGATGCTTGGCGATGCAGTTGAGTGCATTGTTGAGGTGCTGTTGCGTGTCTCCGGGGCCAATATCACTGGGGGTAAGTCTCAAGCGAAGTATGACATCGCTGGAACTACCATCGAAGGTGAGAACGACATCGAAATTGATGGGGCCACATTTGACACAAAGTCTGCCTCACCTTGGGCTTATGATAATAAGTGGCAAGACGGCTGGCATGGCGTAGCTAAAGATGATGCCTTTGGGTATACCGCCCAATTGCTAGGCTACTCTAAGGGCACAGACACCGGGCTTGGCGGCTGGATTGTCGTCAATAAAAGCACAGGGGAAATTCGGGTGGTGGAAGCCAATCCGAATAAGCAGGAATTACAAGAGTTGGAAGATAGGATTGCTACAACAATCCATAAAGTGGATTTCGATGAGAAATTCCAAAGATGTTTTGAACCAACTACTGAGTATTTCCGGGGCAAGCCCACAGGTAATAAACGTCTGCACACGACGTGTACGTTTTGTCCGTACATGAGGGAATGCTGGCCCGACGCCGAGTATCAGCCACAAACAGGGTCTAAAGCACAGAGCCCACGACACTACTGGTACACGGATTACAATGCAGATGAGAAAAAATAAATATAACCCCCGTGCTCGCGCCATAGCAAATGGTTACAGATCGGGGCTTGAGGAGAAAGTACAGAGCGATTTAGAAAAGCGCGGCGTTGATGCGGAATATGAATGTTTCCGTATCCCATACGTCATACCTCAGAGTGATCATTATTACACTCCTGATTTTCTCCTTCCCAACGGCATCGTGATTGAAACGAAAGGACGCTTTACGATTGAAGATCGTAGAAAGCATTTGCTTCTGAAAGAGCAATACCCAGACTTAGATCTTCGTTTCATCTTCACAAACAGTAATGGGAAAATTCGCAAGGGTTCTGGCACTACTTACGCCATGTGGTGTGAGCGGTACGGTTTTGCGTACGCTGACAAACTGGTTCCGCTCCCGTGGATTAAAGAGCGCAAGAACAGGCCCTCACTAAAAATAATAAATGGATTGAGAAACATATGACAGAGCAATTTTCTAACGCAATCATTATGGAAATCACCGTAGATGAAAACGGACAATTGCTCTTCAGCGGCGGTTGGAGTTTTGACGACGATTACCCGCAAGACACAATGGAATTCTTACAGGATCTATTAGCGGGCATATACGCAATCATAAACACCCAGACCGACAATGTAATAGCCGCAGGGCGCATCGTACAAGCCGCCCCGGGGTTTGATGGTTTTAACTCAGGTCAAGATCAAGAACCTGAAGTTGAAATAATCTTCGAGCCAGATGAAGAACTGGTCAAGAAGATGAAGGGAGACAGTCAGGATAAGGTCTTGAATGTCATTAAGTTTGATCCAAAAAAACATAGGAAACACTAATGAGCGAGCAAAAACAAAAAACAATCTACGCTCACCAGTATCCCTTCGACACCGTAATCAAAGATAGTATCTCTGGTCAGACGGTAAATGTTGCTAGCCCAGCTATGCAAAACGAAGTGGATATGGTGAACCATCCACCGCACTATACAAAACACCCATCAGGTGTGGAGTGCATTCAAGTAACTGAGCATATGAATTTCAATCTCGGGAACGTCATCAAATATATTTGGCGTTGCGATGAGAAATATGAGGTTCCCATTCAGGATTTGGAAAAGGCTGAGTTTTATCTGAAAAGAGAGATTGCCCGCCGTAAGAAAAAAGCGGGCTATCTATGAAACATCTGCATCAATTTACTTGGTTCAATTTATTTGACCAAGATGAGTGTGATAGTGTCTGTCGTTTTATGTCGCAACAACCGACTATGGCGGGCAAGGTACTATCTAGGAAACCATCATTAAGAGACAGGTTAGCTAGGAATTGTAAGCTGGCTTGGATACCTATGGACGCACAGTCCTCGTGGATGTTCTTAAAGATCCGGGATCAAGTAATGCACTTAAATGAGCGTTGGCTTAACCTAGATCTTAATGGTGAAGTGGAAGCCCTTCAGTATCTAGAGTACGGCTTTGGTCAATTCTATAATTGGCACACCGACTCCGGGCACAATGAAGTAGCGACAAGAAAACTAACCTGCATCATACAGCTTTCAGATCCATCTGATTACGTCGGCGGTAAACTCCAAATTGACTCACAAACACATCTCCCTAACGGAGATTTTGTGAAGTACGCGCCAAGAGCCAGAGGTACTGCAATCGTATTCCCATCTCACTTAAACCACATTGCTAGGCCAGTGTGGTGGGGAAGACGAAAAGCTTTGGTTGCATGGTTTAGAGGGGATCAACCGCTGAGGTAATTATGACAAAAGTAGAAATAAAACTAGAACAAGACGAACTATTTGATGCTCTCGGCCTAACTCGACTAAGAGAGAGTTATATGCGGGATGAGGAAGAAAGCCCTCAAGAGCGGTTCGCATTCGTGGCGGAGAAATTTGGTACTGACCAAGAACACGCCCAGAAAATTTATGATTATGCCAGTAAGCACTGGCTATCATTCTCTACGCCTATTCTATCGTACGGGCGTAGTAATAAAGGATTACCTATCTCCTGCTTTCTGTCTTATCTAGACGACAGCGCAGAGGGCCTTGTTGATACCTATTCAGAGGTGTCATGGCTTTCTATGCTTGGTGGCGGTGTAGGTATTCATGTTGGCATCCGTGGCGCAGATGAGAAATCTGTAGGCGTTATGCCTCACCTTAAAACATATGATGCCGGGTCTTTGGCCTATCGGCAGGGGCGTACTCGTCGCGGATCTTATGCGGCGTTTCTAGATATTAATCACCCTGATATTGTGACGTTTATGGAAATGCGGAAGCCTACAGGTGATCAGAACTTCCGTACACTAAACCTGCATCATGGTGTTAACCTAAGCAATGAATTCATGGAACTTATCGAAGCGTGTATGCGTGACGAAAACCATGATGATAGTTGGCCGTTAATTAACCCTAATAATGGGGAAGTCACTGAAGTTGTATCAGCACGTCAACTATGGATGAAACTACTAGACATCCGTATGCAAACAGGCGAGCCATACTTTATCTTTTTAGATACCGCCAACAATACAATGCCGGAATGGCTGAAAGCTTTGGGCCTAAAAATTAATGGCTCTAACCTCTGTACAGAAATCTTTCTACCTACAGATATTAAACGTTCCGCAGTTTGTTGCTTGTCGTCGTTAAACATCGAATATTACGACCTGTGGAGTAAAGATCCTGAGTTTATCCCGGCCGTAATGGAATTGTTGGATAACGTCCTACAACACTTTATCGACAATGCACCTAAACACGTTCATCGTGCAGTTTATAGCGCAATGCGTGAGCGTTCTATTGGTGTCGGTACTCTTGGCCTACACGCGTATCTACAGAAGAAAAACATTCCTCTGGATTGCGCTATGGCTAAGGTAATGAACAAACAAATTTATACGCACATCCATGAACAATGTTCTAAGGGTGATGCTATTCTGTGTGAGAAACGTGGCCCCTGCCCTGACGCGGCTGAGGTTGGTGTTAATCGTAGGTTCAGTCACTGGACAGCTATTGCACCTAACGCTTCTAGTTCTTTAATTATGGGTAATACATCCCCATCTATAGAACCTTATCGCGCCAATGTGTTTAGACAGGATACTCTGTCCGGCGCGTATATACAGAAGAACAAGTTCCTCAAGAAAGCATTGGCTGACTTGGGTATGGACAATTCTAAGACGTGGGCTTCAATTACAGCGCATGATGGTTCAATCCAACATCTAGAAGAAATCCCTGAAGATATCCGGGAAGTATTTAAGACCGCGATTGAGATTGATCAGCGTTGGTTAGTTGAATTGGCCGCAGACAGACAGCCATACATCGATCAAGGCCAATCACTTAACTTATTTTTCCGTCCAGACGTTAACATAAAATACCTACACGCGTGTCATTTCCTTGCGTGGAAGCAGGGCCTCAAAAGCCTGTACTATTGTCGTTCTGATAAGCTCAGAAAAGCAGACAGGGTGGGTATGCAAATTGAGCGTAAACGACTTGAGGATGACATAGATTTGACGGCAATCGCGGACGGCGATGCTTGTCTAGCTTGCGAGGGGTAAATGGTAAAAAAACTAAAACTAACTGACGGCCGTGATTACTACAAGCCGTTTAACTATCCGTGGGCGTTTGATTCATTTCAAGCGTCTGAACAAATGCACTGGTTGTGGACTGAAGTACCTATGCTTGAGGACACTAAAGACTGGCGCAACCGCCTTACTGATGATGAAAAGGATTTTCTAACTAAGATTTTCCGTTTCTTTACTCAGGGCGATATTGATGTTTCTGGGGCGTATGTGAAGAACTATCTTCCGTACTTCCCTCAGCCAGAGATCAGGATGATGCTCTCCTCCTTTGCGGCCCGTGAAGCTATTCATGTAGCCGCGTATAGTCACCTGATTGAAACGCTTGGAATGCCTGAGTCAACGTATAACGAATTTCTAGAGTACGCTGAGATGGCTGAGAAGCATGACTACTTCCGTGAACTACAGGGTGACGATGATCTGCCAGCACAGATTGCCGCTTTCTCTGCATTCACGGAAGGTATGCAACTATTCTCCAGTTTCATTATGCTGTTGAATTTTGCGCGTCATGGCAAGATGCGAGGTATGGGTCAAATTATTGCTTGGTCAATTGCTGACGAAACCTTGCATACGGAGAGCATGATAAAATTGTTCCGTACCTACGTTCAGGAAAACCGGGGCGTATGGAATGATGATCTAAAGAGTAAGATTTACACCATTGCTGAAAAGATGGTGGATCTAGAAGATAAGTTTATCGATCTGGCATTTGGTGTCAGCGAAATGGAAAACCTCACGAGAGATGAGGTCAAACAATACATCCGTTACATCTGCGACAGACGCCTCATTGCTCTAGGCATGAAGGGCATCTTCAAGGTCAAACAAAACCCCTTGGATTGGGTAGATGGGATGTTGGGCGTTACACATACGAATTTCTTCGAGAATAAGTCTGTGGATTACGCGAAAGGTGCCCTGACAGGTGATTGGGGCGAAGTTTGGGGCTCTACGGAGCGTACTGAAGAAAAGGAAGTAGAGAATGTCGATTGATGAGTTAACAAAAGCGATTGAAACATGGGGTACAGGACGAGGTATTCTTCCGTATCCAAACCCTATGGCGCAATTCAAAAAGACTCAGGAAGAAGTTAACGAGCTTCTAGAGGGTATCAAGAAAGAAGATCTCGACGAGATCAAAGATGCTATTGGCGATATATTCGTCACACTCGTTATGCAGACTAAAGCATGGAACCTCACAATGGCTGAGTGTGTTGAAAGTGCTTATGACGTTATCAAGATGCGGACAGGCAAAATGGTCAACGGCCAGTTTGTTAAGGACGCGGAATGATAAAAATATATGGAACTACAGGTTGCCCTGCGTGTAAGCAAGCCGTCGCGCTGTGTGACGCTAAGGGCCTAGAGTATCTGTATATTGATATGATGGAAGACCCGAAGATGATGGACAAACTTGTGTCCGCTATCGGCAACTTCCGCAGTGTTCCTCAAATCATTGTAGATGGAGAACACGTTGGGGGTTTGGAAGGGTTTCAAACTAAACTTAAAAAAGGAGATATCTATGTCTGAAAAGAAAGGTAAAGACACTCCATCGGCAGTTGATAAACTTCTTGATGAGTGTAAGGGAACGATGGCTAGTTGTGTCGTCGCTGGTATGGACGAGAAGGGTAACGTAATCGTGCGTAGCTCAATGTCTAACCTACCGTTTATGCATTGGATGCTTAATCGTTCCGTCTTTGAGCTAGGTCTTTTTGAGAAGCAAAATATTGCCGCTCAAAATGAAAAAACCCCGGAGTCAAAAGTTGACGCCGAGGCTAAGTAAGCTTAAAATATAAATGCCCGTTTTAGCTAGTGGGCTGGCTCCTGTCTCCGTCTAACCAACGGGTTAAAAGGCAGGGGCCTCTTTTTTTATCTGCGGTTGTAGCTCAACTGGATAGAGCATCGGTCTACGAAACCGAAGGTTGTAGGTTCGAGTCCTACCAACCGCGCCATAGCTATTGATTTGGTGTTGGTGGGCGAGGATTGAGTAATGCATCCTGTGTCTGTTGGATCATGTCACGATTAGCTCGCAATTCTAATTCAACATCCATCAG